AATAATTGAGAAAGGAGCCTCCTCTAAGAAGTTTGACCCTTTATTTCATGATTGCATTAAAAATGGATGGGGCATACTCACTTACGACCTTAAAACATTACACGAACACCGTTCAGGTGCATTATCTATAGTAGAGGAGGGTGCCGAAATGGGTGTCCCCATTTTTTTTGTTGATTCTGAGAGTGCGTTTATATCTATATTTAGTATATGAGAGAAGCTGATAAGACTTGGGAAATACCCCTATGGGAAACCAACCACAGTAAACAACGTTTGTTCCAAGAGGAAGCGATGGACTTTCTGTCGTATAAACTTGGATATGAAATGAGCGAGGAGACAGATGACCCGACTAAAAAGGCTTACAAACACTTTGACGGATATAATCACTACCCTGATGGTAATCTTACGGCTCTCGATTACGATAACAGCAGTCCTGTTTGGTTGTGCGCTGATTTCAACAGGTCTCCTCATTGTTGGGCTTTACTCCAAGTTAAAAAGTCTCGTAACGGACTCAAAAAGTACATAATTTTCGATGAAATCTTCTCTAGAGAGGCGTTAACCACTGAGCAAGCCCTAAAAACAGTAGAATTACTCAATAAATGGGGTATTTCGAAGGTTTTATTGGCTGGAGACAATACTTCTAATCAAAAAAGTGGTAATTATGGTCGTGTAGGTAAAAATGACTGGGATTATGTGCGTGAAGTGTTTGATGAACACGACATTTCGTACAAAAACGAGCTAGACATTCAAAATCCAAAGCGAAAAGTGCGTGTGGACAAGGTAAACAACGTAATTTATGCTGGCAAAAACGGAGAAAGACGTTTATTGGTCAATACAAGGTGCGAACACGTCATAAAAGACTATATGTACTCTATTGTGAACGATAAAGGGATAAAAATTGACAATGGTGACAGAGGACATATGTCAGATGCGACAGATTATGCAATTTGGCGTAATGAGCGAGGCAATAATGCCCCAATGTATGTGCTGCGCTAGTCTCTTTTTATGGCTTTAGTGCGTTTGCCCATACCAACACGTTTCTTCTCACGTACAGCCTCAGAGGCCTTGCCTTTTGCTCTTAGTTCTTTCCAAGTAACAGGTGTTTTGGATGAAACACGCACAGTAGGTCGACATTTCTTTACGCCCTTGAATTTAGCTGATCCACAAGGTGAACCGTCTTGAGTAGTCCATTTTTCTTTCATCCATCTAGCTACACCTGTCTTACCAGATTTTTTACCCTTGTAGGTTCCGCCCCTTTTTTTATATTCCTTGACAATCCACGCAGAAGCGTATGCGCTAGGAAATATCTTAAACTTTCGTTTAGCTGCAGCCTTAACTCGGCTGTATAGTGCTGGTTTTGCTGGTTCGTTTGCCATTTGAATAGTATAATGACCAATAGTTATAACTATTCGTCAGTATTATTAGTAATTACGTCAAACTTATGGCTGAATTACGTAAAATTCAATACTTTAATTTGGTATTGAATCAAAACATAAATAGTAAGTATTTTGTCGCCATGAAAGGAGTAACTAGACTTAGCAGTGGTCGTATCAAATATAGGGGTAACACGTACTCTGGCTTCAACAAGCCTCGCAATAGTTGGAGAGATGATAAAAAGTTTGTAGTTTTAGCCAAGAAAGGCAACAAGATTAAGGTTGTCCATTACGGTGATCCCAATATGCCCATACGAAAAAACGAACCTGCTCGCAGGAAATCGTTCCGAGCTAGACATCGTTGTTCCACAGCAAAAGATAAATTTAGCGCACGTTACTGGTCATGCAAAAAATGGTAATCATCTAATGGCAATTACACAAGAACAGCTCAATAAAGATTTAAAATTCGAAGTAAAACAGTTACATTCCGTCATTGAGTTAATAACCAAAGACATTCAAGATATGAAAGAAGCACTGTTAGGCAACGAGTTCAACAAGGAAGGTCTCGTGTATAAAGTCGAAAATAACGAGAAGCAAATTGAAGAACTTGTAAAGTTCAAACAAAAAATAATTGCTTGGGCTACTGGGGCTGGGTTAGGTTCAGGAACGTTAGTTAACTTGTTAATGGACTTAATGAAATAATTATGATTGATTCATCTAAACTCTACTCTGTACCAAAGGATGTCGTTGAAGATATCGTAATGAAAGAAAGCCGTCACCCATACTATAGTGTGGTGTTAGACAGGGCTAAAATCATGAATAGTTGGTTTCAGGCGGAGTACGATGAATATACAGCTATATCCAGTACCGTATTTTCTGACAAGTCCTACATTATTGCTCAGTCCACTATTGAGAGTGATGACGAGTACAGGGAAAGACTTGATCGTATGAAACTGTTTCCGTTAGAGCAGAAGTTTTTTTCCGCTCAACAAAGGATATATGACGAGAACAACGTTAACAGAAGTTATCCTGAAAACAAAGAGTTTTGGATGTACAAAGAATCCAACTTTGATGATGCAGGTTGCTCCATTACTGAGTTCTATAGAGATAAGGTTCTCTTTGTAAAAGAAGTATTAGGTTTTGGGGCGGTAGTTACCGACCTAATGATGGATGGTGACGGAAACCCTGTAACCGACAATAACGGAAATGTCGTTCCTTATAACTTTGTCGTTAGACCGCACGAGATATGGAACTTTGAGGTTAAGCAGGGTATACTAACGCTACTAGTTACCAGACAGATGTATTATGACATACAAAATGTTAAGAAGCATAAGTGGACTGCTTATACTCCTGAATACATTTGTGTATATATAGAAGAAAACGGACTTAAGAAAAAGACATTAGAAATACCTAATCCGTTTGGTGAAGTGCCAGCTACCTTGTTAAAAGGTCAGACCGATGCTAACAGTTCGTTTATTGTTGGCAAGCCTCGTAGATACTCCTTGAAGGGAATGTACCTTGCAGCCTCAGAGCTTTTTTATGACCTCAAGAAAGGTTCTGAGCTGTTTGGTCACCCTATTCCTGTGCTTACAGACTCTATAGTTCGGTCTCTAGCTGGTGTCGCTGATGACGATCAATATGACTCTCGTACTATCAAGGAGGGCGTAGGTATGGCTATTATCATTCCTGATGAGCAAACGATTCCTAACAATATGTTATATCAAGCGGATATGTCTGGACTCCAGCACCTCAGGGATGTAATATTTGGGGACTTAATGTCTCTTATTTTCTCTATGGCTCAGGTTCGAGACAAATCCATTGTTAAGAGTAACGTATCTGGTTCTGCTAAGAGGTTTGATAACGTAGAGGAACAGGGTTTGTTAGCGTCTACGGCTATGGACATGGAGATGGTAGAAATGCAAGTCCTTAAAAGAATGGCTAAGGTTCGTGATGAAGACCCAATGGATTATCACGTTACTTATTCTAAGCATTATGACTTGTCTAGTGCTTCCGAAATATTCTCAGACATTACAGAAGGTATGCAATATCACGTATTGCCTCTACCGCTACTCAAGAAACTAACTGCGGAATATATGAGAAAGCGATCTATGCCTCAAGAAGACATAATAAGCGTCATGCAACACTTTGATGATTTTGGTATTCCAAAAACTAGTAGTGATCTTAAAAATCTTATTGATATATTACCACAAGAAGAACTTCAACGCCAAGCAGAACTTGGTATTGATTTAAATAGCGAGCAATAACTAACTTATAAACATTATGAGTGAAGAAAACATAGAGTCCGTTGACGCTCCTGAGTCAACAACAGAAGAGACAACTTCTCAAAACGAACAACAACAGCAACCAGAGTTCGATAAAGACAAGTTCTTTAGGGGCGCTTACAATGAAGGTAAGGGCAAAGTCGAACGTGACGTAATAAATAAATTCTCTGAACTATTAGGTGATGATGTCAATACTCTCGATGATGCGTTCTCTTTATTGTCAAATAAAATGCAACCTGTGCAAGAGGATAAGGGTGAAGCAGATAAGTTGCGAGAACTGTTGCAACAATACCAAGAGCAAGCAGAGGCAGCCAAAGAGCAATTAGCACTGAATCAAATGGAGAGCCGCATAGGCTCTGAGTTTAATTCTGCTTTTAGCGCTTTAGAGCAAGACAACGATCTGACGCTCAGAAAAGATTATATAGAACAACTGTTCTACAACGAATATGAAATTGAGGAGAGCAACGGTCAGTTTTATGCTACCAAAGGTGGTGTACCTGATTTAGATGCTCAAGGCAATAGAAAATCGGTAGGGAACTCTCTAGTAGAGTTTGCTAAACAATTTGCAAAGCCCAAGAAAGTGGGCGCTGGCGGAGCAACTGGTGGTACTCCTTCTAGTGAAAGACCTAGCCGAGCAGAGTTTCAAAAACTTGTACGCTCGACTAATCCAGCGGATCGTGCTAAGGCTGAGGAGCTATTCGGTGCTTCCAGAGCCGCAGGCGGTTGGGCTGAACAAGCGTAAATCCACCTTATGGTTAGGCAAAACCTTAATTGTCATGTTCTGGTCATAGCGACCCAAAGGCTAAATATAATCTAACATTTAATTTAACTTTTATAAAGACATGGCAATTAATAGTAATTTTTCCATCTATGAGCCAGAGGCGTTTGTTGAGGTTGCACTAGCCAACCAATATCCAGACCGACCAATGGTATCTAAAGCCGTTACTAATGTAGCTGGTGCATCCATCGAAGGTCTTGTTGCAGCTCGTAACAAGACTGTAAGCATTACTCGTGCAGTAAAACCTAGTGGTTCTCCTAGTGCATACTCAGGAAGCTACTCTCTAGGAACTCCTAATGCTAGCGAGGAACAACTAGTAATCAACAAGCATTATTACGCTGGGTTCAGCATAGACAAAGCTGACCAGAAATTTGCACTTCCTGACTTAGTGCAGCAGCACTTTGTACCAAGACTACACCAGCTTATTACTCAGATTAATGCTGACGTAAAAGCAGAAGCACGTAAGGCTTTTGAAGTAGCTTTTGCTGATAATAACACTGACTCTACTGTGTTAGATGCTAATGACCTTGCTGAAGCACGAAGAATCATGGCTGCTCGTAAGTTTGTATCTGACAACATGATGATGGTTATTGATCCTTTCGCTGAGAAAGACTTGACTACACTAAGCCTATTCCAACAAGCTAATACTCGTGGAGACTCAGGTATTCAGTTAGGTGGAGCTATGGGTCGTGCGTATGGTTTTGACTTCTTTATCGACAATGAGGGAAGTGACCACACACCAGCTACAGTAACTGACGCTGTTCTTGCAGCCACAGAAGCTATTGGCCAAACTGCATTAACTATCGACAACGGTAGTGGTTCTGCAGCAACTGTATCTCTAGCTGAGGGTGACATTGTTACTTTCGGTTCTGCTAAGGGTACGGATGACTTCTACACTGTAGAAAGTCAAACTGGTACTGTATTAACCATTAAAGAGCCATTACGAAAAGCGCTCGCCAATAACGCTACTATCAACCCAGTTGATATTGCTTCAGGTGACACTGGTCGTGAGCAGTTCTTCTACGATCCTTCTGCCCTTGCCCTAGTTACTGCGGTTATGCCTTCAGTAGATAGCGGTTCAGGTTCAGGCGTGCGTAGAGCCGCTGGTTTTGAGCCTTCTAACAACGTGAACTACACATTGACTGTAGAAGAAACCAAGTCAGGTGCTGACATACTTATCGAAGTTCTTTACGGAACTAAAGTATTCAGACCAGATCTAGGTGGTCGTTACATTCGTGGTAACGTAGCTAAAGCGTAAGCTACACGCTAACAACAAAATTGGGGGAAATGTTGTCATTTTTGACAACGGCTCCCCCTTTTTTTAAGCCATAAAGCAAAATGATAAACATAGATGAGATAATGGACTACAAAGCTATGATAGGTATGCTTGGATTGTTATCAAGTATTACCCTGCAACAGGTGTCTACAGTAGTGTCTATTCTTGTAGGTTTAGTAACTCTTGGTTACATGACCATGAAGTGGTATTATGAATGGAAAAGAATCAAAGGTAAAAAATAATGGCGTTCAGTGACCTAACCCTTACTAGAAATAATATTGACGCACTAGAAGAGCTAACGTTTAAGGGTGTAAACGTCACTACAGGCTCCACAACGCTCAATCTCTCTGAGAAGGATAATCTCATACTAGGTAAAGCAATTAAGCTCCTTAAAACGGATATTCTTGAGAATCTTAGAGAGTACATCAACGATACTACGTATAGCACAGAGGTAGCTCTACTAGATGCTATACACGCTGCGGATTCGGAGGAACTCCTCGTTGATTTATTAACATACAAATTTTTAGAGTTGTGGTTCGCTCAAGACGCAACTCACAGAGATAGCTACTCTTATGAAAAAGCTAGGAAGTACTACGCAATGTACAATCAATATTTAACAGCTAACATTAGAAGACTAAGTGGTTTACTTGCTAAACCAAAGACGACTCCTAGAGTTAGATTTATGAGTTTGTATTGATATGACTTTAGGTGAAGCCATAAAAAAAGATTTAGAGGATACTATTCTAAGTGTTCCTAGACAAGTACTCACCGATATAGGTAATGAGTATAAAGAACATATATGGAAAATTTCAAGTCAAGGAACTCAGCCAGATGGAAGTAGTCGTCAAGTATTAAATAAAAAATATAGAAATAGAAAGGTTAATAAAGGTGCAAAACCTTTTAGAGACTTTATATGGTCGGGTAACGCTAAACAATCTTTTTATTTTGAGCAAAGTGAAAACACAATAAGTTTTGATTATAATGATGACGAGGCTTACTACTACATGGATCATCATGAAAACAAAAAAGAAGGTCACAGACTTTATCCTGTTGAAAAAGATAGTAACAGCTCAGAGCAAAAAAATATTATAGATTTTGTAGAAAAACAAATATCTAACACTCTTAATAAGCCTAGAACATTAAAGGCTGAAGCGAAGGTGACTAGAATTGGATAGAAACGCAATACTTAGCGGTTATGTGACTAGCTTTAGTAGTTATTCATCTACTGATTCAAGACCTACTGTTGAAAAGGTATTGAAATTTAGTGGTGCAAATCTCGATATTAGAAAACGTGCAGATATTAAAAGAGAGGTTGTGATTTTTAGGTTATTAAGCGGATCAACTGATTATTTAGTAGATGCAGATAAACCAAAAGAATTAAATCAGAATTTTGAAGCTATTGTGTATGTAGAGCAAGCGAATACTCATAGCGGAAAAGATACTGCTTATGATAGAATGTTAGAACTTACAGACCAGCTTATTGATTGGGCAGATACAACAGTAGCGACCACAATAACATCTGATGTATATACCATTACAATAACTGGGGTTGATAGTGTTGACGAAGAAGATGGCTATCTATCAACAAACGTGAATTTTCAAAGTATAATTAAAATATCCTAAACCAAACACAAGACAATGGCTAAATTTATATTAGACAAAATAACCGTTGACGATGATGCAGTAACTGCAAGTGGCAGCGGTCCTGATGTCGGAATCATACAAAACGTAGTAGTTGAGGCGTCTATACCGACTATAGAGCCGAATACTGTTATTGTAGATGACGGTCAAACAGTTAACGAATCATATACAGTAAATCTGGAAATAAGAACTAGAGATACAAAGTATAGAGATGCTAGCGGAGTGCTAACTAATACTAACATATTAGACGGTACAAACATATCTTCAGATGGTGTTTTAAAGAAGAAACTTTACCTAAAATTTGAGGGTAACGGTGGTTTCAATATAGACGCTGGAGCTGGAATGTATCTTAATGGATACGAAGACTTCAGTAATGGTCGTAGAGAAACTGTATTAACTGGAACTGTAGAGGTAACAAGCGCAACATCTGGATTAACCTCTAGCTAATAATTAGGAGGTAATCTAATGAGTAGAAGTCAACTAGAGAAGTTGAGCATTTTAAATACTGCTAACTTTTCCAATCACTTTACTTTTTCTGTTCC